TGGCAGGAGTGGAATTGTTGGGTGGAGAAACGGCAGAGCATTACCGACAACATGATTATGACCTTGCTGGTTTCTGCACTGGTATTGTAGAGAAGAATGAGATTGTTGACGGCAGTAATATCGAACCTGGTGATGTAGTCATTGGTATTGAGAGTAGTGGACTTCATAGTAATGGATACACGCTGGTCAATGATATGCTGTGGAGAAATTACATCTACTATAAAGAGATGACTGAGTTGCTAACACCAACCACCATCTATGCTCGTCTCATTCAATATCTTTTGGGTGAAGTTCCTATCCTAGGCATGGCACACATCACGGGTGGAGGACTGCCTGAGAACCTTCCACGATGCCTTCCAGAGGGTCTGACTGTCGATATTGATTGGTCTGCTTGGGAACGACCAGAACTCTTCAACAAGATACAGGAGGCAGGAGACATTGCTGAGGAAGAGATGAGAAATGTATTCAATTGTGGTATTGGATTCTGTTTAGTTGTTCCACAAGAGTTCGTATCATCAACTCAAAGTTTGATTGCTGATACTCCATATGGTATGAGATCATGGGTGATTGGAGAAGTCAAATAAAAATGTGGGAGACAAAATGCTCTGAGTGTGGTAAAATGTTCCCGGCGAATAAAACACCTCAGGTTGGATGCTATGTCCCATCCGAGAAAAGATACAAGAATTCGTTATGTAAACCCTGTTGGTTAATGAAAAAATTATGGAAGTAGTTATTGAAGGTAAGGTCAAGAATGGTTGGGGTGATGAAGCATATCGTGAGATCCTTGACCGACTACAACCACTTGCAATCCAATGAAATATGAAATACTTGATATCATGCTTGCATGAATGATATAATGGTGATATACTAAGGGGGTTCATACCCCATTTTTTATGTCAGAAAATCCAGAAGAAATTGTAGTAGATGTTGCTGCTCAAGTTATTGAAGAAACCGAAGAAGACATTCAAAAGGAAACTAAAATGTCTGAAAAACAATTACGTAAATTTCAAAGAGATCGAGTAACACAAATTAATAAAGTTTTAAAAAATATTAAACGCAGAAAAAAAAATCTTATCCATGTTATCAAACAAATGGATGATAAATAAATTTACTTATATAGTTTACAATGAATGTAGTAGTTTACTCAAAAGAAAATTGTCAATGGTGCGATAGAGTCAGATATTTATTGAATCATTTAGAGTTTGATTATCTTGAATATAAATATGAAAAAGATTTCACCAAAGAACAATTCTATAATGAGTTTGGGGAAGGAGCTACTTTCCCACAAGTATCAATAGAAAATAATCATGTTGGTGGATGTAAAGAAACACTTCAGTATTTACAAGATAACCATTTAATATGACTAATCCAGAAACAATCTCTCAATTTGCCGATACAATTGTTGACGAGTATTCAGTTACTAAGAAAAAAATTCGTGTTGATTTTTTTAAGTATTTTCAATCTGAAGATGTTGATAGAAAAACTATCAACGAATATTCTTCTAATCATATTCATCTAGTAACTGATATTTTAGAAGAGGTTGATGGTGCATTGGGTGGAGATAAAATTTTATCCGAAGCATATTCACACTTTAATAATTTAGAACTTAAAGAATTTAAAATGCTTCTTGATAGATTTATTTCTGATGTCGAAAAATATAAAGACTCTAAAAAAATTATTCGTCGTAAGAAAAAGAAAACACCTGATCAACTGGTAAAGGGCTTGCATCTTCAGCAAACTTCTGTTATAATTCAGGGGAAGAAATATGATCCAGTCTCAACAGAAAAAATTATTGGTGCTAAATCAATATTTTTGATCAATACGACAACTTATGATCTGTTGTATTTGACTGGTAAATCTTTGTCCTGCAAAGGTGCAAAAATTCTTGATTACAATGAAAAATTTTCTGGTCTTAAGAAATTAAAAAAACTTATACAATCACTTGATGAAGTAACTCAATGTTGCTCTCCTACATGTCAAGTGTTTTTTGATTCTCTTCCAAATAAAAAAAGAAAAATTCCAAAAACAGTATCTCCAAATTACTTATTAATTAAAGTTTTACAATGAAATCGTCAATTCCTGACAAGTATCTAAATACTAATGTAAGAGCTATGATAAGTGGGGGGTTATTGGAGTCTGAATCGAAAGAACTAGAAGAACCAGAAGAACCAAGAAAAAAACCAATCCTCTATCTTAATAAATTAATTTCTTGTTTCAAGAAAAAATATAGATTAGAGGTATCAATCATCAAAGAAGACTCATAGGAGGTCAGCATGACAGAAGTAACCACGCTATTTTTCAGTTTTATTATCTGTCTTATGGGAGTTGCACTGGGATTTATTTTTGGATGGATTGCTAATGGATATTTTATTGCTTTTTTTGAATCAAAAGTTCAAGATCCAATTCATCCAGAGATGTTAGATAATGATGGTTTTATTGTAAATGAAGAACTTTTAGCTGTACGTTTTCTTGATGAAGACAATTTCGATGAAGACGACGATGAGGATTAATTATGATTTTAGTTGACATGAATCAATGCATGATCAGTAACTTGATGATGCAGGTGAAATCTAATGACGGACTTGATATCAATCTCGTTCGATATATGGTTCTTCGATCATTGAAGAACTATAAAAAAAATTTTGGTAATGAGTTTGGGAAACTAGTTCTTTGCTATGATTCTAAATTTTATTGGAGGAGAGAACTATTTCCTTTCTATAAACAAAATCGAAAAAAAGATAGAGAAAAATCTGATCATGATTGGAATGCAATCTTTAACTGTTTAAATAAAATTCGTGATGAGATACGTGATAATTTTCCATATGTTGTGATGGAAATCTATGGTGCAGAAGCAGATGATATAATTAGTGTACTAACAAATCATACATCAAATACTACTAGAGAAAAAGTACTAATTCTTTCTGGAGATAAAGACTTTCTTCAATTGGGCAAGTATTCTTTTGTTAGTCAATATAATCCTATGCAGAAAAAGTATCTTCAGTTAGAAGATCCAAAACAATTTCTGATGGAACATATTATTAAAGGGGATAGAAGTGATGGTATTCCAAATTTCTTATCCGATGATGATACATTTGTTACTGGTAAAAGACAAAAACCAATTAGCAAAAAAAACCTAGTTAAGTGGTTAACTACAAATCCAAAA